TTATTGTTCTTGGTTTTCTGATTGTTCTAAAGCTTGACCAAACTGTACGGTTGATATTTCTCTAATAGACATACCTGCGTATTGTAAAATTCTAGCAACTAAATTATTAACATCATCTGGAGGCAGCTCAAAATCTTGGTAGTCTGATTGAGACTGGTCAAATATAGGCTCCCCTCCTGTTAAAGACACATAGGTCCATTTAGGGTCTTTAGGGTATCTTATGTACTGAGATACTACTCTACCTATTTTGTTTACAGAATCAGGGTATAAAGTCAATATGCTACCCTCTTGAGTGTAAGCAGGAAAAGTAATATTAGGACTTGTAAGCATTGATTTAGTAAGCATAGTTATTTTATTATGACTTACTTGCTCTGCTTCATTTTTTAAATTAACTTTTTTGTAAATAGCATAAGAAACATTAGCCGTAATTAGAGATGCTACATTAACAACTAAAGTTGTTTGATTGGTTATTGATAAAACACTTAAATTGGTTACTACTGAGTTAGCTAAAACTACTGAAACTACGTCTCCAATTCCTACGCCATCCGTTTGAAATGTTGCAGTCGAATCTATTAATTCAGTATTACCTCCTCCAGTAGCTGTAGTAATTCCCGATGAAGTGACGGCACTGTATATTAAAACTTTATTTAATAGGTAATAATCTGAACCTGTGGTCGCCGGCGTAGGAACGACATATTCATTTAACACGCTTTGAGATAAACTAGCTGTAACTGAAAAAGTATCAATTACCTCTTCATATCCTTTTAATATATCTGCATATCCTGTGCCTGATACTCTACCATTTTCTTTATTTACCTGACTATTGTACCCTATAAAATATTCATCAAAAATATCTAGCTGCGCTTGTTTAGCAAACAGATTAAAGTCTGATGGAGATATGTAACCGTAATTATTCTTGTTAAGTATAGCAAGAACTGTATTTCTAACAGCGTTTATCATCGCTTTCTTTTTTACAAAGATAAGCAAAAAAAAAGAGGTCAATAAATTTTGACCTCTCTTGCTTTTATGTATTAACCTTTTACTCTTCCAATAGTTTTTCAAGCATTTTTAACGCTTCTATTCCATCGTCACTTTGTAAATATGAAGACACAATATACATAGGGTCTTCACCAAAAGGAACAGTTAACATTTTCTTTTTGTTAGAAGAAGTGTTAAACCATACTTCTTTTTGTTTATTTCTAAAACTTAATAAACTTTTATCAAAAAATAATTGAATAGTAGACTGCAATTTAAGCATTGGGTCATTAATTATTTTCATAAACTCCTCTGGATTCTCTCTAACATAAATTAAAATGTCTCTTCTTAATTCTGCAGTAGTTACTTTAGAAGTATCTTTTCCTAATATAACCCTAGAAATACTTTCTAATTGGTCTAGCGATAAAGACTTAGCTTCAATTAAAGCATCAACTTCTAAGTTTAATAAATCCACCTCTTTTTGAGCGTCTTTTTCTTCATTTACTTCAGTATATTTTAAACCATTAAGTGGATGATAGTGTAAAAACTCTTGTAAAACTGGGTTTGATTTTGGAACTCTTAAAAAACCATCTAAAAAATCAACTGGTCTTCTTATTATGTTACCATCTTGTTCATCTTCAAAAGGAGACTTTTGATTAGAAGAATATCTTAAAACTCTATTTATCCCTTTTTCTTCATCAAACCACAATAGAGGTTGTCTTGCTGAACCGCTAGAAGGAAGTAAAAATGAGATTGGAGCATCGCCCCTAGTAAGTTTGTAGACTTTGTCTACGAATGTTTTATTTTTTTTCATTATATAAGATTTAATTAAATTTAAAAAAAAGGGAGGCGGTTAAACCTCCCTTAATAAATACTACTCTTGGAATAAGAAGAAGTTGTTTGCACCTAAAGTACATACAGCTCTCTCAGACAAAAAGTGAACTTCCATAGCGTCTAAGCTTGAAGTTGCAGCACCGCCAGCAGAACCTGTAATCCAAGTTTTGTAACGTCTGTCTTCAGTTTCAGAAGCTCTGTAACGAACGTGTAAGAATGGTCTCTTAGCGTTTTTACCTAAAATCTGGTCGTATACAGTAGTAGAACCAGCTGGTACTAATAGTCCGTTTACACGTCCTGAGTTAGCTCCAGTAGGAAGACCACCACGCATAGTTGGGTCATTTAAGTATTTCCAGTCAGACTTGTAAAAGTCATAACCTCTACGGAATCCAGTAAATCCAAGGTTTAATGCCATGTCTTTGTCATTGTCAAATAAACCATAAGATGTTCCACCAGCTCCATAAGAGTTTTGTGCAGCTAACATATCGTCAATGTCAAATCCAAAGTCTCTATCTACGAAAATAACATTTTCTTCAATAGAACCTTGCTTATCTAAACGAGAGATAATTGCATCAAAATCTGCAAGCGCAGCAGGATTTCCACCGCCCCATACATTTCCTCTGTTATTAACCACGTAGAAGATACCTTCAGAACCTTTGTTACCTACATCTCCACCTGCAGCGATTGCTCCACTACCAGCTTCAGCAGGCACGGCTTCAATCATTGCTGTTTCTAAGTAATCATCAAAACGTAGTCTTGTTTCATGCTCAGACTTAAGATACCATAAGTATCCACTAGCTCCATTTTCAGTAGTTATTTCTATCCACCCAATTTGCGCCATATCAGACCCGCTTACAGCGTATTTGTCTTTAATGATAATTGGTGAGTTAGAGAAGATAACGTCATCAGCTTCTAAAGAACCTGCCATTCCAACTGTTCCTTTTTTAAATTCAGAACCGTAAATAAATACAGTAAACTTATTAGCTGCTGCTGCATTAGTAAATCCTGCTGCTTCGTAAAAAGCTACATCAAAAGTACCGTTTGCTGTAGAAACAGCTGTAACAATTGCTTTATTGTTAGAGCCAGCTGCATTTTCAGTTATCATTACTGTTTGACCTACTCTGATAGCAATACTTCCAGTTCCTGGAATTAAAGCATCATTAACCGTAAATTGAGCAACTGTAACTGGTCCAGCTGCTGCTGTTGTACAGTCTACATATTTAGTGTGTAACCTTCCTTGTTCTGCCCATTTAATAAGGTCAGAGTTTGAAGGCATTTCAGCTCCTACTAAACGTAGAAACGATGCAACGGTACGATTACCGTATCTTTCAAATTCCTTTTCATAAGTATCAGGTAGATACTGATTTAAGAAATCGAAGTTATTTATATAATTTGTACTCAATGGTACTTGTTCTGCACTTGGTTGTAAAGCGAACCCTGGGGCCACTTGAACTGCTCCTGCCATAATAATTAATTTTTAAAATTTATTTTCGTTTAATACTTCTTATTTTTAAGCCTCGTCCCGAATCAGGGTTAACTGACTTAACTGTCATTCCTCCTTTATTAGTTATTTCTGGTGCTCTGCGCTCGCTCATATTTATGTTTTTAGTTTTACGCATTACATCTTCCGTAGCTTCAGACTTGCCTTGTTCATAAAAGAAATTGGCAAATTTGTCAGGATTCATTGCTAGTGATAAAGCTCTGTGATATCCAACAGCATCATTAATTAAACCCTTATCATCCAAGTACTTATTTACAAAGTTCAAGGGTGTTTCTTGGTTTTTTTTAATTGTCTGTACATCACTAGGAGAAAAGGTTACTGTTTTGTCGTCAAGCACGAAATCAAAACCTTTGAAATCATCAGTAAAAACTTTATCGGATTCTTTTATAAACCAATTTCGTTTTGTCTCACTTTCCTCTTGTTGAGTTTTAGCAGATTCTAAATATTGCCTATACTGTAAAATTTCTTCATTGTTACTTTCAGAATTAACATCCGGTCTTGACTCAAGTGGATGCTTGTATAATTCTTTCTGCTCATTAAAGAATTTTTTAGCTTTGGCAATAGTTCTTTTTTTTGCTAATTTTGTTTTTTTAATTACAGCCTCATCATCTAGTTCCTCATCATAAGAATAATCCTCCATTAAGGAATCAATATCTTCAGGGTCTAAACCTTCACCTTCTGTAATTGTTAAATACTCTCTTAGCAAATTATCAGGATTCATAGAACTGAAGTCTTTTTGTAATTTTACATAGTCTTCAATACCTCTTCCTGTTTCTTTTTTATACTTAAAGTAGGCCGCAACATCGTCAGGAAGTTTTTCCGTTTCCTCTCTTGCTGCATTTAATTCATCTAATGAATTAATTTCCCTACCATATCTTTTTCCAATATATGAAAGAACGTCTTCTTCTTTTAAGTCATAAGGCTGCTCTGCAACCTCCTCAACAGAAGCTTCTTCTTTATCATTTTCCTTTACGGAAGAATCTTCTTTATCTTTTTCTTCAGTAAAATCCATTTTTACTTGAGGAGTTTTTTCTGCTTGATTATCGTCCTCAATTAATTTTTCTTCATGTTTGTCAAGAAGTTCTTTTTCAACTTCTTGCATTGACTTTTCTTCTACAGACTCTACTGCTCTTACTTTTATTTCCATTTGATTTGATTTAAAATTTAGTTAAAATATTACGGTCATTATCGAGGTGAAAACTCTGATAAATCAAAGCCATCAAGGCTATCTTCATTAGACTCAAAACTCTGAGGAGGTAAATTATTTTTACGCTGTGTTATTAATTTAGACTGCTCAGTATTTTGCTGACTAATTCTATCGCTTTTTGCTTTTTCTCTTTGCTCTTCTCTTTGAGACAAGGCATTTTCATCAATCCCTCTTATCTGCATATTATAAGTAAATTCTTGTTGCATTAATTGAGATTTAAGCTGTGCCTCCGCTTTTTGCTTTTCTATTTCAAAAGCTATCTCAGCTTGTTTTACTTTCATCTTAGATTGAGTCTCTAGTTCTATTTTCTGGATAGATACTTGAGCAGCCATTTCTTGAGATTTAAGCTGTTGCTGTGCCGCAATAGCCTGCTTCTGCATAGCCATTTTTTCATCACGCTCTTGCTTAGCAACTCTTTTAACTTTTAATAATTGATTGGCTAGTTTAAGATTTCTAATTTCACGAATATCAATAGCATCTTCTAGATTAATATCACCCTTAGATAATGCCATTTGAATATTTTGTTCGAGCATTGCTTTTTGTTCTTCATCTGGAGATAATTCTATAAAAACACCAAAGTCATAAATGTATAAATCAGATATTTCTCCTAATATACTTACATTATACTTTCCTATTTTATTTATAAAATCCTCCTTAAAATCTGCATACTCCAAAATATCAGCCACCCTATAGGTTAAGGCCTCGGCCAAAGTACGATATATGTAAAGACTTCCGTCTAATATATGACGGGTAGCTGTATTTGAATTTAATGCTGCTAATTTTTGAACACCCACTAAAGCATCTGTAGATGGCGTTGAACCATCCCTAGCTTCATTTAAGCCAGTTACAGAGCGTATCATCCCTAAGTAATGGTTATAGTTAGATATAAGCATTTGTGTCTTAGAAGCTCCTGAACTGCTTGTAAGCTGTTGTATTGGTATTTTGCCTTGATTGTATTCTCCTTCTTGAGTATAGCTTCTACCTACAACACTACCAGTTTGAAAGTATAATCGTAAAGCATCCGAAGGGTCGTACGCTGCACCTGTTCCTAGGTCAACTTCATTAATACCATCAGCGTCAATATAAACTCCGTCGGGCACAGTTCTAGCTATAACCTGTTGTAATTTTAAATGAGTTATTTGTATTAAATCAGCAAAAGGAATCATGCGTCTAACTAAAGACTCAATTACACCTTTATACATTCTAGGAGCCGCAGCTACATAATTAGGAATAGCATGTTGAGAAGATGATTTTGGACGCACCATATTTTCTTCAAGCTTCCACTTTAAAAGAATATTAGTTCCCATAACCATTACACCTTCATACCAAACGTCAATAGTTTTTTCTATTTTTTCAAACCTTCCTTCTTCCATCATTTCTTGTGGAGGATTAAAGGAGTCATCTTTTTCTATTATTTTAGAGCCGCCGCCTTCAAGTATTTTTTTCTTATAAACTATCTTTTGTGTAGTTTTATAATTAAAATACATTAGAGTGCAAGTATCTCTATAAAAAATATCATTCTCATAAAACTGAGATACATTATAATAATCATACCAGCTCTGGCTGTATTTAGATATTTCTTCTAAGTCTTCACGAGTAAGACTAGGGTCTATTTTTAATAGCTCTCCAATGGGTAATGTTTTAATTTCTCCCCAGTAAAAACAATCTTTAAAATGAGGGTCTTCAGTATAACTATATACAACATTAGCCGGGTCTACATAAGATATTTGGACTCCAGCTCCAGGCAAAAACTCATGCTTGGCAACAGACATTCCTATAACCGTAGCATCATAATCTAATTGCTTACGAATATCATTATAATGATTTTCTGAAAACATTGTATCTATAGCCTCTTCCTCTGCAATCTCAATTGCAGGTTTATAGTTAAGGTTCATGTAAAGAGATAATTCCTCGTCAGAAGACGGAAGGTCGTCAGGGTCCATTGTAAATGGGTCTACTCCTGTTTGCTCCTGTATATTAGTTAAGATATCTTTAGCGGCCATCTGCCCCTCTATCATGTCCTGGTACTTACTTCTTTTAGCTTGAGACAGAGCATCCTGAGCGTAGGCCTTTACCTTAAAATCTCGGCCCTGCATACCATTAACAACAATATCCACAAATTTTGGTAAAATAGGAACTGGAGTCCAATCTAAATTTAGATAAGACAAGTCTCCATCAATTGCTAATTCTGTTTTATATTTCGCTACAGACTGTTCGCCTCTAGCGTATAATCGTAGCCTGTGAAAATCTCGCCATTGATTATAATATCTACACTGGTTTCCATCTTTTTTAAACCATTCGTACTGAATAGCCTGTCCTATCTGTAAACCAAATTCATCCGTAGCTTTTTCAGCATCTGAAACAAATTGACTTGGAAAGCCTGTAGATGCAATGTCTATTGTAACATCCTTCATCTATCTAATTAATTCACTTAAATTACCTTTATTAGTATACCTTGCAAAGTTAAGGTTTATTTTTGATTGTTTTTGCTCTACTTGATACATGTGCTTTTGTGTGGCCATGATGGCTAAACCAGAACTAATACTTGCATCAAATTTAGTTCTATTATTTATGTCAAACCTAGACCAGTCTTCTAGTGTTCTGGCAAACAACATGTTACCCATCTCGTCTTTGCTTCTAAATGTACCATCTAAATCTAGACCTACGTTTTTTTCAATGTAAGATTCTATAGCAGCTGCATGAGCTTGCTTTATGTCTTCGGAACTGTTAGGTATACCTCCAAGTTCTTTTTCTGTTTTAGATAACTTTGATTTATGTTTATCCGGTCTATTCATTGAAAAATGTCTATAACCTCTATTTTTGAAATGATATAAAAGTCTAGGCTTATTATTTTCAACAAGTATAGGCATACCATAAAATATACAAGCCATTAAAACTTCCTCGAAAAATATCTCTGCCGTTTGAGGTCTGGCAATATACTGTAAGAAAAATTCATTAGCAGGAGCTTCCTCCATACTAAATTTAGTTATTCCGTGTAGCGCTCCGTTAGAGCCACCGCCTCCTACAGTACCAGATATATCATAAGAGTCACATCCAAACGCTCCTATGTGCTCGTTCCCAGGATAATTTAATCCGTTCTTTTTTATAACTCTATTCTGCAAGTTTTTAGAAGGAAACCATCCTATTAAAAATCTTCCTTTTTTTTCAGGACTAAAAATTACCTTAGTATCTTTAATTCCATTTTCCCAGTAAAAATGTCCTCTAGTTAAATGATGCTCCATTATAAGCGAATCATTATAATCTATTTGCTGGTATATTTTTGTTAAATTAAACAAAGAAGACTTACTCTCATCTCTAAATGCATGAGATTCACTTCGAGGGAACTGACGGTAAAATTCGTTAAGAGCATCAGCATCGTTCTTTAAGGATTCTACCTCTGCTTCCCAATAATCAATAGCTCCGTTAGTAATCCATTCAGAGTCAATTCCTTTTACTTTTTCTTTAGGAGCTCTAAGAACAGGGTGACCGTACACATCTATAAATCCTTCCATATTTAATTCCATAGGAACAAACAAAGAATACATTCCACTTTTAGTTTGACCGTTCGCATTACGAGATTTTAAATTAGAATCTTCATAAAGTTTTTTAAAATTACTACCTCCTTTATCTAAAGCATTTGATGTAGAGCCCATCATACACTTCCCTATAATTTTACTTCCCAACCTTAAACAGGTTTTAGTAACCCTCCAATTGTTTAATATATTGTTAGGCTTAATCCATTTACCAGATTCATCATGTACTAATAAAAGTAATTTTTCTCCATCATAAGAGTTATCATCTGTGTTTTTCCAGTCAATAGTAGTGTCTAATCCTGTCAACTCCTCGTTAACAGATTCATACATATTTTTTTTAGTAATCTTAGAAGCGGGTACTCTAAATGCTAATTCTGTTTTAGGCTTATCCATACCATCTTGAATGGGCTTAAAGAAAAAAGGAAGTCTATTAGATATAGGAACAACCTTATCTGTAAACATTTTTTTAGAATCAGAACCAGTCTTTGATAGAATTCCCACCCTTGCATCTTTTGCCAGTGTCCCTGTATTGACACATTCCGAAGAACCCATAAATGAAAATCCAGAACGTCTTATTTTTAAATAAACCATTCCAAAACTTCTTTTGTCAGCTTTACAAGCTTCCCAAAATATAAAAAACAACCTATTAGCTTCTCTAAAGTCGGGATATCCTATATCAATTGTTGACCACTGTAGATACATATAATGAGAGCCAGTGATATATGTAGGTTCACCATTATTCATAAACCAATATCCCTCGTCTCTATTATCAAACTCCCTTTCTATATAATCTACCCATTTGGATTTAAAAGCAGAAGGCATTTCGTTCCATTGAAATATAGAGTGTATCTTAAAAAGGTCTTTTGATATTTCAGTGCGCTCCCAGTACTGCTCTTCTTTTTTGTTTGACCGAGCATTAGTGTTTTTAGGCGCAACAGGAAGTCCGATATATAGACCAGAGATTTTTATTATATCTCCAACTTGACCGTTTTTTGAAATAACAACAAAGTCATATTTTTCATTATATCCGTAATTCCAGGTTTTAGCTCTATTCTTATTAGACAAAACTCCTTTAGGAACATAATCCTTTACAACCTTATATATACTATCTTGAGCGTCTTTCTGCAAATCCTTGTTTTGTTTCTACTTTAGAATCAGTATTGTTTAATAAATTTATACCCTCTTGTTCTTGCTCTATTTTATTTAGTATATCAAAAGCATCAAAAATAGCAAGCTTTTTTGTGGCAGCTGCATTTTTTAACCTATCCGCCGCAAGCTCATCCTCTGGAGAGTGTTTTATAATATCTTCCTTTGCAACTTTTATAAGCTCTTTAACAGCCTTTCTGCCTGCTTCAATTATTTGTTTCTTTAGTTCTTCTGAGCTCATTTTCTTTTGTTAGTTTTAAAGCATAATCTAAATGATGTTTTTCCCAATGCATCCTGTAGTCATATCCTCCAGGGAATGTTTTATCACACTGGCTGCATTTAATCATATTTCTCACAAAACCATAGTAACATGATGGTCAAACATTCTATAAAGTTTTTCTCCTTCTACATTAAATTCATACTCAGTGTCAGGCTTAAAGGTAACTAAATCTCCTTCTTTGAGGCCTTTGCTTAATAGTTTTTTATTTATATACCTTATCTTACCCATAAGAGGTTCTTCAGCGAATGGCTTGTGTATATAAGTTTTAATAGCAGGTATAGGTTTTATAAAACAATATTTATTATGACATATCCACTCGTTTTTCTTTTTGTACATAAAAAACTGAGTATCATCTATAAAAAATAAATCATCTTTAAAATAACTTTTACCACTTTGTTGACGACCCCTCATGTCGTTATAAAATTTAAAAACATTATGATGAACAAGTAATGTGTCTCCAGGCTCAATCTCTCCGGCATAACCTAAAGGGGTTGATACGACTATACCTTGACGGTTTGATGCTTCGTGATTCTCCTCGGAGGTACTTGTTATAAAGTCTATACCACCTATTTCTTTAGAGTTGTTATATCGTTTACCTTTTATGGGCTTTACAATAAAAAAAAATGGTGACCTCATGAACCACAACCTTCACAGTCTATGCTAGAATCTGTAGGTTTAACTCCATTTAGTTTCATTTCAATGCTATGTATTTCGTCTTGTATCTCTAATTGCTCCATCCAGTCATTTGTATTTTTTTTCTTTTCTTGTAATATGTTGAATTTATCTAATAAATCTTCTGTGCTCATTTATTTTTAAAAGTTTATGTTATATTCTATAGAAATAGGCATCATTGTGTTAAATTCTTTCCACATAAATATCTCATTATCCTTTTCAATCCAGACGATAAATCCTCCGGTATCTTTGTTTTGATTTATAAGATGAATTTTGTGTGAGCCTCCTAGTATGTCTTGACCCACTAAGTAGTGCATTGCACCTGACTTATAATCAGGTCCAATAGAAATTTTACGAATATTCATTATATTAGAATTAATTAATACAAATATAAGAATTATTTGCCTGGAAATTTTACGCCTATCTTATCTGCAGTTCTCGCTCCGAAGTATCCACAAAGAACCCATGTAACAAGACTGGCAGTATCTTCAGTGTCTAAACCCATAAACCATCCTCCTACATAAGCCAGAACTAATACCGCTAATGTTAAAGGCCTAATATTACGAGCAAGCCAACTTTGACTTCTAGAGTCGGAGACCCAACGCCTAGTTACTCCATCTATTTCTGCACGCTCTAGCTTTAATTTTTCAAGAGCTATTGATTTATCAGCTTCTGAGAGCTGACTATTACCAGATATAAGTTCCGATATAACATTTCCTGGAAGAATGGCATCTCCTACAATTCCAAGTATGGAAGGAGCTTTTTCAATAAGAAACTTACCTACGCCCGTTTCTTTAAAAGGTTTTTTAGGTTTACTCATATCTGCCTGTATGAGGTTCTACCATTTATTTTTTCAGCGCGCAAACATCTTGTTCTGTTTTCTTCTTGTGAAACATAACTTACATGTATCCACGCTGGATTTTTATTATCTCCAAACTCCCATATAAGCTGGTCGAAGTTTAGATTATCTTTTATGTAATTAAACATTTCAGCGTTTGTCTTATGTCCGAAGGTATCGTCTAGGTCAATCGCTCGGCCTTGACAGTGCTGGCTGGAAGAGCTTCCGCCAATAGCTCGATTTAAATCTTCAGACCTGAACATGCTATTAATTTTTATAGGTCCGCCTACGTATTCTCTAAGAGGCTCAAAGACATGAGTAGCAATACCAACCATATTAGAGGTTTCGTAATCATTTGGAATATTACTTATATTTAAACGTAAAGCTGTGTTGGAGCGTATAGCTTCCTTGTGGGTAATATGTTTACTTATTCTTTCCATACATTAAGTACCATTTGTGAATTGTGTAACCAATTGATACTAAAAGTAATAAAATTTTTAAAATTACATCTATATGCGTCATAGAAATTCCTAAGACTAAACTATTTATTCCCAATATTTTCATATCGTTAATTGACATTGCTGTTTGGTTTAACTATGTGGTATACCACCTTTATATCTAAAAGAGCGCTATTTGTTTGTACGTATTCCATCAGATTGAATCCCAAGTTTGGTTTTCTTCATTCCATTTATACAATTCTCCATCTGTTGGATAAGGTGTCGGGGGTTGCCAATCGTAATTTAAGTCTAGTGTCCAACTTGCAAAAGGTTGCGGCATAATAAAAACATCATTTGTTTCATCGTAAGTATATCCAACACCCGCATATTGTTTTCTTATGTTTCCATTGTAAGAAGTTTGAATCCAAGTTGCATTTCCAAATAATGAATTTAAAAATACCTTTCCTTTGTATTCGCTTTCAGTATTATCAGCATTTAAAATAACATCATTATTTACAACAAGTACTTGGATTACTTCATTGTTTTCATTAAGTTTTGCAAAATGTGCCATAATTTAAATTTTAGCATGTATATAAGAACCGCTTCCTGTAAATGTTATAATGGTAAAACTTCCGTCAATTGTAACAGTAGGTGCGCCAGTAACATTACCTGAATAATTGCTTGTTGAAATTCTTAATATTACTACACCTGAACCGCCTGAACGAGAGTCTCCTCCAGCTCCACCGCCGGTATTAGGAGTTCCATCAGTACTTCCACCGCCGCCGCCGCCTTGACCAGCATTACCAGCTGGTGCAGTTCCATACCAGCTCCCCCCTGCGCCGCCGCCAGCGTAGTAAGTTGATGTTCCTGTTATTCCTACTTGAACGCCATTACCTCCATTACCACCTTTTCTAGGGCTTGATACTGCATTAGTTCCAGCTGCTCCTGCTCCGCCGCCGCCTCCGCCGCCTGCAAGGTCACCTCCATTGCCTCCAGCATATCCTTGGCAAGAAGTTCCAGCTCCACCAGATGCACCACTAAATCGGTTACCACCACCACCAGAACCGCCACTTGTCCCCGCGGTATTATATGGACGTCCAGCTCCACCGCCGGTTGATGTTATATTAAAAGATGTCGCAGCAATTGAAGAATTATCTCCATTAGCACCGCCGGCTGCACCTCCAGAGCCTACTGTAATAGTATAAGTCCTTCCGCCTGCAATAGTTCCAAGTCCTTCAGCAGAACAACCGCCTCCAGATGGGCCAGCAGAAGTTCTTAAGCCTCCTGCACCGCCACCTCCGCCTGCATTAGAGCCACTTCCTCCACCGGCGGCAACAACGAGCCATTGTATTTGTTCGGTTACCGGTACAAAAGGTGCTTCAGCAATACCTCCAAAGTTTAAACCTTGTCCAAACATACTATGTTGCTATTTGTGAAATTGAATACCAAAACTCAGTAGCACTTACACATGTTATTTGTATAAAGTTTTTAAGAGCAGATGTATCATCGTATTCCCCTGCAATTAAATTAAATGTACCCGCAGCACCACCAACTGTATACGCTACTGTATAAGTTCCACCTGAACCAGTTACAATTATTGTTTTAGCTACTCCAATAACGGGGTTTGTAATATTTAATGTTGTATTAGCGTTAGGTGTTAATGTAAATACTTGAGCTGTTGTATAATCCACATCTATAGTAGCAGCTGCTGTTAAAGCAGATGCTGTTGTAAACTCAGTGCCAACCTTAACACTAGTGACACTATCCGCAGCTAACTTACCTGTTGTTACAGCATCATCAATTAAATTGTTTGTATGTATACCTCCAGCAGCTATTACTCCTGTGTTTACTTGTGTTAGTGCCATGATTAGGGTTTTATAGGTTTAGTGTTTGGAAAGGCATCTGTAGATGGCCAGTCTCTTAATTCTTCTCTGTAAGACATTAAAGCTGTGTGATTAGAATGGTCTGTAATAGCTACAATAGAATCAGTTGCTTGAAGTTCATCATCTCGCCATAATCTAGCTTCAGCTTCTAGTTCTTCAGGTGTAGGTGTATAAACACTAAAACCATTAGTTTCATCATATAAATCTCCAACACTAAATTCATCTTGCGCTTCAACCCAATGTCCATTAAAGGAATTTATTGATTCTTCTAATACACTTTGTTTATGTGCAGAAACTTTACCGTCTATTATTTTTACGTATGTTTTTACCATTTTTTTTATTTTTTAATAAAACAAAATTATTGCTCCGTCACCGCCTCGTCCACTTTGACTTCCGCCACTTCCAAAACCATTTCTAGTAGGATATGAACCCTGTCTCTCAAGTTCACCTGCCCTATTTGGCGCCATGGCTCCTACGCCATATCCATTTATTCCAGGACCAGCACCACTATATCCCGTAGCCCCTGTCGCCCCCCAGCCGTTTCCATTATCACCATCGGCTGTTGTTAGTGTTATACCACCTGTAATAGTTGAATGGGTATAAGTATCTCGGACAGATGTAGATGCTGCTTCTGCTGGCGTTAATGTTAAATTAGTAGAAGCATTTGTTATTGTAACAATTCCTTGTATTATATAGCCGCCATTACCTCCATATTGAGTATTGTTCTTATTTGTACCGCCACCTACCATAAAATATCCTAAAGATGCCCCATCTTCTAAACCTAAATCAGTTGCTGGATTAACAGTGTAAGTATTTGCATTATCAAAATCTGCATCGCCAGTTGAACCTGGGCGCGTGTATTTTAATCGTTTTGTAAAGCCCCCGCCGCCACCGCCGCCGGCTGCAGGGAAAAAATCTGAAAAATTACTCATAATTTATTTATTTATTTATTTTATTGTGGGCCTATTATTACCCATCCATTTGTTGCATCTGTATATACTAATTCAAAACTTGCAGCTGCAT